GAGGCTTATCACTATGCTAGACTCAAAGTCGGTATTCGAAGGGAAAAAAAGGCTTTGGATAATGAAATTAATCATTCTGTGTTTAAAGATTCTCAACCGCTCTATGATGATGATCTCAAGGCTTGGGAGTTAGAGAAAAAGAAGGGTACTCTTTCGATAGAAGAGGGTTCCAAAAAACTAGATAGAATATTTGAAAAGGCAATCGATTATATTACAGCTCAACCCGATCATATCAATGGAGACACCTAAGGGTCACGGATATGCAAACTTTCTCATTGACTCAGGGGAAGAAGGGGAAATTTATTGGGTCGTTTTTTTAGATTCAAAGGAAATCTGGGTGTTTAAAAATTCAGAAGTTAGACTTTCTAAAAACATAACTTTAGGTCGTAAGTAGCTTAAAAGTTTCTAATTAATTATTTTACTACAAGCTGAGGGGTTTATGATCGTTTATCCCGTTAAGAACAAACCGCTTCTTGTAGTAGACAATATCAAAGTCCATTACACAAAAGTAGAAAAAGACAAAGACGGCTGGATTTCTTTTAGCGTGTATTGTCCCATTTTGTTTGAACTGGTAGAAATATCAACAGCTGATCAATTAAAATTTAAAGCATGGTTTAACGGTAAAATTTGGGAAGGTTATCGAATTAAACTAGAACCACCAGTAATTAAATGGCGACGAATTAAGGAGCGTTAAAATGCATCAAGGGTTTATGGATAAACTTAAAGAGTCTTTGGGTATGCGACACAAAGGCAAAAAGAAACAATCACTTAAAGCGAGAGCGGATGAGTCTGAAGGAATGGAAAAGAAAATGGGGAAAAAAGCTTACTCTAGTGTATCGAAGATGGATAAGGGCTCTAAAAAACTTCCTGGAATGAGCAAAGAGCACGCCAAAGAATATGCCAAATATTCACCAGCACAATTGAAGAAACACATGAAGGGCGAAAAAGTTCTTCTTGGCATCAAAATTATGGCGAAAAAGAAGAAGTAGTATGGAAAAGTGGATTCAAAAAGCACTAAACCCAAAGTCTAAAGGCAAACTTCATAAAGCTCTTAAAGTTCCCATGGAGAAAAAAATACCTGTCGCCAAACTCAAATCAGCTGCTAAGAAAGGTGGTAAGATCGGTAAAAGAGCAAACCTCGCTCTAACTCTTAGGAGCTTTCAACGTGGCAAATAAATCGCCAAAACCAACTAACCCTGCTTTATATGCACGTGTAAAAGCTGAAGCCAAAAAGAAGTTCAAAGTCTACCCGTCGGCTTACGCTAATGCTTGGCTTGTAAAAACATATAAAGCTCGGGGAGGTGGGTATGAGTCTTAAAAAATGGTTTGCTGAAAAGTGGGTGAACATCGGCAAGAAAAAAGATGGATCGTTTGCCCCATGCGGTAGACCAAAAGCTAAATTAGCCTCCAAAGGCTATCCCAAATGCGTTCCAGCAGCAAAAGCAGCATCTATGTCACCTTCTGAAATTAAATCAGCTGTAACGCGTAAAAGGGCTAAAAAACAAGGTATTAAAGGCAAACCCACGATGGTAAAGACCTATGCACCTAGTCGCTCTAAATCATCACGTTAAAGTTTTAGGAGAGTCACCATGGCAAAGACACCAGCTTGGCAACGTAAAGAGGGAAAATCTAAATCAGGAGGGCTCAATCCCAAGGGAATTGCTTCCTACCGTAGAGAAAATCCAGGCTCTAAACTTGCTATGGCTGTAACTGAGAAAGACCCAGGGCCAAAAAGAGCAGCACGTAGAAAGTCTTATTGCGCTAGATCCGCAGGACAAATGAAGATGTTTCCAAAAGCGGCAGCAAATCCCAAATCACGTCTTAGGCTTGCTCGTAAGAAATGGCGGTGTAAATAAAAAAGGAGGTAATTCAATACCTCCCACTACCGCTTTTCCGAACGATATATTTAACATAGAATATTAAGTAGTTAATTAACAGGAAAAAGTTAAAATAATTTATCGGTTTGATTTTTTGGTATTTGACATACACCCACAAACTGATCATTTTAAATGATTAATTTTACCTTAGATGTAGCATCTCTTTTTGGTTGCGTCAAGTCTTCTATCTTTTTTCCTGGTGCATCCCAGTTTATCAATGTTCCATTATACATAGCGTTAATCGCAGCCATGTAGGGTTCTACCCATTCAGGCTTGAATAGATCCCAGTTCTTTTTAAAATAAACCGTGTCCTCTTGCTTAGGTAAGCTATAGATGAAATACAAGCATTCCTTTTGATTGTCGTAGTAGTAAAGATCTTGGCTCCAATCTGGTTCAGGCTTTGTAGATCTAACAAAATACCGAGTTTTGATAACGTTAGTATTGGTGTAGTCGTTTTTGCTTATCACCACGATGTAATAACCTTGGGGGTCATAGTTTCGATGTTCAGCAATAATTCTATCCATCATCTTTTGATGATTCTTTTTTTTCTCATCTACTATCTCTTGTACCTGCAACCGATCCTGAGTCGAATAAGCATTTGCTGATAACTCAGAGATATTGATTTCTTTTGTATTTTTTCTGCCTTCTACAAGATCTATTTCTTTCATAGTTTCCTTTAAACTAAAACTTTATATAACAAAAAATTGACATAAACAGAATCAAAAAACTATCTTGAAAGTACTATTTCGGCTAGGCGCATCCTAGACTTATAGGCAGTAAAATCCATTCGCCAAGGAAACACGCTCATGAATGACGATCAACCAATTGATGTGTTAGAACAAGAGGTATCACATCAGCCTCAAGAAGTTCAAGAGCCTACGCAAGAGGCTCAAGTTCAGGAATCTAAACAGGATCGGAACTGGAGAGAAATGCGTAAAAAGCTCGAATACTACGAGCAAAGATTAGAAGATTTTGAAAAAAGACAGCCCACAGCAGTCAGCCGTCAGCCTCAGCCAGAAGAAGAGGATGTTGCATTAGCCGACGATGATATCGTAACAGCGAAAGACGTAAAGTTGCTCGCTAAGAAAATGGCTAAAGAACTCTACCAGCAAGAGAGGGTGAAGTTTGAAGCGGAGACAGCAGAGGACAGGCTTAGATCAAGATATTCTGACTTTGAAGAAGTAGTAAGCGAGGAAAACGTTAGAAAGCTAATAAAAGATGAACCAGAACTAGCGAAAGTCTTAAGAGCTACTAGCGATCCTTATGCAAAGGGTGTTGCTGCGTATAGGTATATCCGCATGATGGATAGGGCAAATCCAGAACAGGTGGATAAACAAACCATACGTCAAAACCTACAGAAACCGAGAACAACTTCCTCTTTAAAAGAAAGCGGACTTGACCACGCAGAGGAATTTGCTTCGGGAAGAATGACGACAGAAATGCGTCAAAAGTTGTATGAGGAAATGCGAGCATCTCAAGGACGACGCTAACTAATAGAGGTTAGAGATGTCTATTACAACAACTTCAACACTGCCTCCTCAAGTTCTTCTATCATTTTCGATGAAATTGCTCAGTACTCCTGTGCCTTATTTCATCCATACAATCGGTGCGGACTATAGAACCATGCCGGCAAATGGTGGAACAACTTTGAGGATGACCAGATATAACCCATTGGCAGCAGCACTTGTGCCAATCGGTAATTCGGGACAAACTCCCCCAGCTCAACAATTAACCGCTGTAAACATTGACGCGGTTGTTGGATTCTACGGAACCTATGTTGAGTTAAATGAGCAGGTAGAGATAGTTGCCTGCTATAAACCACTAGTAAATACCTGTGAAAGCCTAAACGCTGCATAGCGCATGGTAACACGAGGCAAGGGTTTAATTGTTTTTATGGGAAAATGTTCGAATATGCAAAGAACGAATCTCATCCATATAGGATTGACGCAAAGCTCTAATTTGGGGATCCAAAGTGAGTGCGCCACTATGTCCTTTACGGTAATGAGGAATATCGTAAGTTTTTCGCATCTTCAACATGATTTCACACTGTCTTGTTTTGATTTTAAGAAATGGCAAAATAAGCTCACAAAGATGTGTCAAACGCTCACCAGAAGCTGTCCAAATGTAGGCTTGTTTTCTAGAATTTATAGAGTGCTGTTTAGCGGTTCTTTTGGAAAAAAGACCTCCAAAAGTTACAACCAACCAATCAATCAAAGGTTGATCAGTGGAAGTGACTTGCATATTTGTTTGGTGATAAGGTTCCCCTGTTTTGGGATTATTAGAAAAATTTCCAATATAGATACAACCTTCACCATCAATAATTCCAGCGAGATAAGCAATATCGGTCGAAAGGTATTCTTTTCTTACATAATCAAGACGTGGCATAAAATTCTTCCTTTTGTATGGTACAGTTACTGTACAATATCAACGATTAAATGTCTAGCCGCAACGACTAACCCTAGAGGCGCTTTTAAAAAGCGAAGTTATAGTCTAAACTCATGGGAAACCATGAGAGGAGAGGTTGAAGTGCCACTCCCGCCATTTAAAATGGTCAGTAAGCCTGACAAGCTGAAAGTAATAGCAAGAACATTACAACGTCAAGATCCTGTCCTTAACGCAGCTGCGGAAAGGCTTGGAGTCAGCTTAAGACAAACAGAGGATGAACTTACAAGAGATCGTCTTCTTTCTACTATGTCACAGGTAAACTGTACTGGTGGATCAAACGGTGATAACCCAACCGAACTAACATTCTCCGACGTGGTGAATGTAGTTAAACAACTTCGTAGCAATAATGCTTACGAGTTTATGGATGGTATCATTGGAGAAAACCGTTTTGGAACAAGCCCAACAAGAGATGCGTACCTAGCGATGGGTTCGACTCAATTGCAAGGTCAGTTCGAGAACATTTCTCAATTTACCTACAAATGGAACTACCCATCCGTACAATCCACTATGCCATCTGAGTATGGCGCGATTGCAAACGTTCGCTTCTTGCTCTCCTCAATCGGAGCCAAGTTGCCTAACGCTTCTGCAAACGGTGCGGATGTGTATCCACTAATCGTAATCGGTAGAGAGTCCTACTGTATCGTTGAACAAGATCGTTATAGCTCTTCGTTCATCTATAGACCACCAATCTTCTCTTCACCACTAGCGCTTAACGCAACAGTGGGTTGGAAGATGGCATATGCTGGTGTTATCACCAACGATGCATGGGTATTCCTACTTAACTCAACGCTTTCATAAGGAGATAGAATATGGCAGTATATGGCAGCTTTACCTCCGATGGCGTATCCGAACTATTGGATATCGTAGCGGGAGCAAAATATCTAAAACTAACAAACACAAGCGCTGTAGGACAGTTTGAGTGGTATGAAGGCTATGCAGCTGATACCGCTACAAACGTAGCTACAGGAGCAGCAATTACATCAGGTGGAGTAACAGCGTTCCTTTCATCTGAAAGCAGCTTTGCAGCTCAAAAATCGATGGTTGCACCATTTTCAGCATCCGCAGGTTTTGGTCAAACCACGATTACAGTTACAAATCATGGTTATGTTGCTGGTGATATTATCAAGATCACTAATACAACTAGCATGAGACAAATTGCAGGAATGTTTTTTCAAGTTGCAATTGTAGTTGATGCAAACAACTTCAAGATCAATTTGGATTCATCAGGATTCGCATCACAAGCAACAGCTGGTGTTTGCCAAAAACTGATTGTTCCGCAATTGTGGCAACCAAGACAGAAATTCATTGTAGGAATCACCCTAGGTGCTACTACAACGATTAAAACATCTGTAGATCACGGTTATTCCGTAGGTCAATTGGTAACTCTTCAAGTCCCATCAGACTTTGGATCAGTACAATTGAATGGTCTTAGAGGAAGAATTTCTTCTGTTCCAGCAGCAGATGAATTTGTGGTTGATATTGACTCATCCGCAGCAACAGCTTTCGCATTCCCAGCATCTGGGGCTGTGCCGTTTAGCTTTGCTCAAGTTGAGCCAGCAGGATCACAAACTACATTAGCCCAAGGAAACGTAACTCCAGGAGCTTCTGAGAACGCAGGTGTTCGCGGACTAGCTTTGGGAGCTAACGTATTGGGTGCTGCAGGTAATGAATTCTATTGGTATGCATTAACCTAAAACAAACTAGGGGGTGGGCAACTGCCCCCTTTAACTTTAAAAGGAGAACTATGACAGTATCTGCAATCGTTCACAAAGAACACGATATCATCGTTAAATCAAACGCTAACCCGTTACCTACCGATGAGAAAAAAAGAAAAGAAGAGCTAAATAAGCGTATGCAAGAGGATTTGAAAAAATTCCGTTGCCGTTTTATTGATCTTCAAGCACCTATGACTGGCTCTATTCAATACACTCTACAACTCTATCCAAATCAACCCGAAATTAGACAAAAACTCATGTCGGGTAGAACATATGAGTTAACCAAAATGGAAATTAAACATTTGATGGATAGCAAAATTCCAAAATATGATTATATAACCGATCCTGTTAGTGGATTACAAGTCCATAAACAAGTAGGATATGAAAAAAGATTCTCCGTGGAGATACTTACTGAGGGGCTATGAGTGCTACGCTACAACAAATAAGGACAAAAGTTCGAAGGATTACGGCTTTAGACACTCCAGCTAAGCTTAGTGATGCGAACATAGATTTTTACGTGAATACGTTTTATTTATATGACCTCCCCGAACAAATGAAACTGCTAAACCTCAAAGAGACTTACCAGTTTTATACCGAGCCTTTTGTTGCTAGCTACTCTTTCCCTAAGAATGACTATACACTTGTAGAGCCATTGATTCAGGTTAATGGCTATGAGACACAATGGTTTCAAGATCCACTTCTATTCAATCGTACATTCCCCACATTGGACGTAACACAACGTATTGGAACTGGGAGTGGAACTACAGGGCCATTTACAGCAACACTTGGAACGAGCCCAGTTCTTGCAGGTTATACAAACGGTGTTGGAACAATTGTTTCTAACGTGATTGTTTCTTCTATTGATATTAACGGAGACTCGATTGTTTTAAGAGACAATGGGCAAGGAGCGTTTTTAGATTCGAATAGCGCAATTGTACCCTTCTGTACGATCAACTATCTAACGGGCGTAATAGGAATAGTTTTTCCTATTGCGATTGAAAGTGCAGCAGATGTTAATTGCACATACTACAGCTATAGCGCTACACGCCCTACATCGGTTTTATTTTTCGAAGATACGTTTACCTTTAGACCTATCCCAGACCGCGCCTACATCGTCAATATGAACGTGTACAAGAAACCTACTGAACTTACGAACCCTTCAGATGAACCCGTATTCAATGCTATGTGGCAACTGCTTGCATTCGGTGCAGCTCAGAAGATCTTTATCGATACAGGAAAACTTGACCAAGCTCAAGCCTACCAACCCTACCTAGAAGAGCAAATGGATCTTGTGAGAAGAAGAACATTAAACCAACAAGATGTGCAGAGAGTTGCAACGTTATATTCTGCTCAAATGACAGGACAATTTAGTAACAATAACTTTTTCTTTTAGGATGAAAGTATGACTTACACAACAAATATCCCTCTTTCAGCCCAGAAAATCAAAAATACCACATCTCTCATACGAGCAAACTTTGACAACTTAGCTGCTGGATTATCGAATGATCATGCAGATATCAATGATCCAACTTCAGGAACAAGACTAACACATGACAAAGTTCGTTTAAATGTACAGGGGGCTGCACCAAGTACAACAGCTACACAGATTGCACTATATTCAAAAACGTTTTGTCAAATGCTGTAAATTATCCTGAGCTTTTCTTAAGAAGAGCAAATAACGGTACTGAAATACAATTTACTAGTGGTGGATTGTCACCTCTTTTAGGTGGGGATTATTTAGATCCTCCAGCTAATTCAACTGGTTACACCTTTTTACCTGGTGGACTAGTTTACTACTGGGGAATTGTGACAGCAGGATTTGATAATAACATTCCAAATCAGCTACCACCAATAGCTGGAAGGGTGATTAAAAAAATATATTCTTTAAACTGTCAACCATACAAAACAGTTCCACTTAATCAAACATACTTCTATTTCGTTAATCAGTTAAATGTAACGACAAGTCCCGCAACTTTCAGAGTTCTACATTTAAGACTTGACGGTACTACTGCGTCGGCAGATGAACCAACTATATTTCAAGCAATCGTTGAGTTAGCTCCATGAGTGTAAATAATCTCGTTATTTCAGATTTCGCAACAGGATACCAAACCAACATCGCCCCTGCGAAGTTGTCTAACGATGCATTCCCTATACTTGAAGACGCTCTTATATGGCGTAATCGTTTAAAGCAAAAAGACGGTGTTAAACTAGTCGGAAGATTAAGACGTGAAATTGAATTTACGTTGGGTTCTACAGATGGAGCAGGGGCATTTAGTGGCAATATCATCACGATTGCCTCACTTGAAACAACTGCAAACTTTGAAGGAGAATCCTTTAGCATCGTCATAGGTGCTGCGACTCTTACCGACAATGGTCTCGGTGTTTTGGCTGGCGGTGGAGCAACAGGCACAATCAATTACGCTACAGGTGCTATAACAATCGCTTCAGCTCCAGCAGCAACGTCTATTGTGGCTACATTCGCCTATTACCCTGGCTTGCCTGTCATGGGTTTACCAAACTTCGATACCACTCAACTGAACATTGAAGAGAATCTCGCATTCGACACAAAGTACGCCTATAAGTTTGTTACCACACAATACGAGGATGAAAGCTTCTACAAAAGCACGAGCACTCCAAGGCCTGCAGTAACTTGGTCGGGTGCAAATTACCAACAGTTCGATACATTTAACTATCGGAATGTTCTTTGGACTACAAATAACGTTCCTGGACAACATGTAATTTCTGTAACTGTTTCGGCTTTTGCTTCACCACAAGTAACTACCACAGCAGCACACGGCCTATCAAACGGAATGGTAGTATCGTTTGTGTCCTCAACAATAGTTGCTGGAATAATTGCTTTCCCATTTGTAATCAGCAATGTAACTGCAAACACATTTGATATCAGCCCAGCCACAGCCCCCGGCCCAGCCATAGGTGATGGAATCATGGTTGTAGGAGGTTCTTTAACTGGAACTGGAGACGGCATTCGCTGGTATGATGGAACAGGATTTGTAAACTTCCAACCACCTCTCAATCTTAACGCGAATCCAGCACTAGCTGATATAGTTTATCTCAGGGGTGCTTTAGTCGGATGTGTATTTAAAGATCGAACAATTTTCTTTAACACCGTTGAAGCAAAACAAGGCGTATCGAATGTAAACGCCCAAAGATATCCACAACGGGTGCGTTGGTCACAAAATGGAACACCTTTTTGGGGACAAAACCCAACTGGACAAGTAGTAGATCCTTACTCATGGGATGAAACTAAACCAGGTCGGGGAGGTTATATCGATGTTCCTACGAATGAGTTTATTACCAGCATAGCACAAAACAAAGACGTAGTTTTGATCTATTGCGAACGATCTACATTCCGTCTTGTATATACAGGTAATGAAGTCCTACCGTTTGTATTTCAAAAGATCAATGACCAGTTAGGTGTAGAATCTACCTTCTCCACGGTTCAGTTTGATAAATACGCTATGGGTTTTGGTCAGACAGGAGTTCATGAATCTACAACTACGGACATCCTAAGAGTAGATGAAAGAATCCCATCAGAAATATTCAAGATCAAAAACACTGATTTTGGGCCACAGAGAGTTTCTGGTAATATCAACTACTTCGAGGAGATTGTCTATTTCGCGTATCCCGATGCAACAATTACCTCTTTAAATAACGAAACATTTCCGTATCCCAATAGAATTTTGGTTTACAACTACGTCAACAAATCGTTTGCAAAATACCGAGATAACGTTACCGCCCTAGGCTACTCTTATTTGAAGATTGATCAATCCATTACATGGAATACAGAGATAACATGGGGTGAAGCAGATTTCGAATGGGGATCAGCTGAGCAAATAACAGGTTACCGTAATTCTATCGGAGGAAACCAAAAAGGGTATGTATTTGCCTTTTTGCTAGGTCTAAACGTTAACGATGCACAACTAAACATTACCGCTGTAAACAACACTACAGGTGCTCTAACTGTTACAGATCACGGTTTTGATGAAGGAGCAGCGATAAGAATTACTGGATGTGTAGGGACGTCAGGTATTAATGATTATAACTACATAGTTTCGATTATCGATAATGATACTGTAACCGTTACAAAAGCAGATGGTTCGCCACTTGGCTGGAGTGGGACATATCTTGGTTTAGGACAGATTACAAAAATTATTGTACCAAATGTGGTCACAAAAGATTTCAATTACTTCCTACAATCCCCTATCTCAATCCGAATCAACGAAATCGATTTCTACGTAGCCCAATCAAGCGGTGGTTCATTTGTTTGTAATATCTACGATAACACCACACTTGGTAACCCCATAAACGGGGACATTACTACGAACTTAGGTACCGTTACCACAATCAATAACATTAATTATTCGGATAGCAACCTTGTATCAACAGCCCCCTCGCAACTTCTTATAGGTAATCAATCCCAAGAGTATGTCTGGTCAATACTGCAAAATAGCGTGCAAGGACAATCTTTAAGAATGCAGTTAACCTTGGACACTAGACAAATTGCTAATTATGCCACAGAAAGCTACGCCCAGATGATCATACAGGCAATCGTGATCCAATTTACTTCAAGTGGTAGGTTGATCCAATGACGATTAACACAACTAACTACATACAAGCGTTCTTACCAAACTCTGTGGATTTCACAGATGACCCTAAACTACTCCCCGATCAATTGACTCTTATTTATAGCTTGATTGCAACCGCTGTTAATTTGCGTCAGATTGGATTTTATTTGTCAGAAGAGCAAATCACAGGCCAACAAGTTTATATTCCAGGCAACCCACAAAGAAACCGTTTTGCATTTAGAAAAACATTTGAATGCGGAACCTTACCGAACACAGGAACAATCAACATCGCTCACGGTATTGATTTCACAAATACCGATCTAGAATTCTTAAACATCTATGGAGCATCAACACAGCCGACAGTTGGTGCTATACCACTACCTTACGTACAAGCTACACCTCAAGTGCAGTTAGACCTCACAGCGACTAACATCGTTATCACAACCTTTGGCAACTATACGGCTTACACCAAGACGCTTGTGACAATTGAATACGTCAAAAATGCGTAAACTAGTCTAAAAAAAATAAAACTGTCATTGTTATAAATAAAAGTTGAGGTCTTATGTCCATTGCTGCACCAGGGTTTCAGCCTGGCGGTTTAACTAGCCCTACATTTACACCTTCAGGTCGGGGAGGTTTGAGAGATTTTCTTTTAGGAACACCTGAACAGTTTGTACGAATGCCAGGTCGTGAAATGCTTTATGAGCAGATGATCAGAGGTTTAACGCAGAACTTACCACGAGGATATGATCTACTGAGTACTCTCCTTGGGCCATCATCAGGACTCTATAGCGAATTTGAACAACCAGCAATCCGCATGTTCCAAGAAGAACTTGTACCAGAGTTAGCAGGACGCTTTACAGCTCGTGGAGAAGGCGGGCAAGGGTCAAGTGCTTACCAACAACAAATGCAAGCAGCAGCAGGCCGTTTAGCACAGGATTTAGCAGCACGTAGAACAGGATTGAGGATGTCAGCACTAGATCAACTTTTTGCTCAAGCTGGACAAGCGATGGCGGCAAGACCTTTTGATCTTATGCCACGTAGACCAGGTGCTTTAGAAAGTGGAGCTTTGGGATTGCTACAAGGTATTGGTCAAGGCATTTCAAGATCTGGCGGGGTATAGCATGACACCGAGCGTATTAGGAGGCCCTCTAGGTTTCCAACTACAGTTTACACCAACAGGTCGGGGAGGATTCTTTACTGGGTCACCTGAACTGTACGGTAATATTCCTGGTCGTCAAATGTTGTATGGGCAAATGGCGCAAGGTTCTTTAGGGGCATTTCCTGGAGGTTTTGACTTCATAAGCAGATTACTTTCTGGCGATCCAGAACTTATGCAAGAGCTTGAAGCACCAATAAGAAGACAATTCGGTGAACAAGTAATCCCTGGTATCGCTGAAAGCTTTACCTCCATGGGTGAAGGGGCGCAAAGTTCAAGTGCCTATCAACAACGACTTGCTCAAGCTGGTACTGGATTGGCACAACAACTAGCTGGACAAAGAGCAGGTCTAAAACAAACAGGACTGCAATACCTTCTTGGACAAACACAACCAGCACTAGAACAAAGACCTTTTGATATAGCTCCCCGAACACCAGGATTTTTAGAAAAACTTCTTTACGGAACTGCTGGTGGTCTAGGTGGTGCTGGAGCTGGCTTTTTAGTCGGAGGGCCTGTAGGTGCCGTTGCTGGTGGTTTAAGTGGGTTTGGTGCAGGTTATGGAATAGGAGCTAATCAATGAACATTTTAAATCTACCAGCTCCCACAGCAGGAGCAGAGTTTGGACAAGCGCTAGGCAGTCTTTTGGGACAAGCAGGAAGCCAAGGATTGGACGTTTACACAACAAATAAAGCCATGGAGTTATTGGATCAAAAGATTCCAAGAACTGAAACTATGGAAGATACAAAGGTTGAAGGGCCACAATTCTACAATCAAAGACAACAAGAAGAAATGATTCGGGAAACACCGTGGTATTTACGTTCTAAAGTTAAAGGATTGATGGAGCAAAGAAACTTGGCGGCTGGTCAAGAGATTGAAAACGCAAATATTTATAAAGACTTAGCTTCAGATATTATGAAACAAGTCTATTCATCAGCAGACCCACAAACTCTACAAGCATTTGGTGATTATGCCATAAAACTATATCGCCAAGGATATAATACAGCTCAAGCAACTACCAAATTAACTCAAATGGCAAATACTTTAGCTGCTGGAGGTGCTGCATTTGAAAAATCTTTACCAGTTACATTTAACCCTTTAGAAAAATTGTACAGATCTGTAACAGGAACGGCAGTACCTGAAGAAACCATAAAAGAAAGTTTAGCTGTTTTTTATAAACCTTTTAAAGATCTAGGCGCAAATGATGAATTTAGAAGAATAGCAGCTGAGAAAGGTTATACTCCAGTAATGGTTGAAGAAATTATAGGAGGTAAAATTAGTCCACAAGTAATTAATTATTTAAATACAGAGACTAAAAACGTAACACCAGCAAACTTAAAAAATCAAATTGAAGAAGTATTTAAAATTGATCCTAATACTAATCTTATCCTTTTAAGGGATAAATTTATAAATACTGGTAAAATTGGTTTTGTAGATTATTTACAAGCTGCTAGTGAATTATCAAACGAAAACAAAATTAAATTAAATCAAGACCAGTTAAAGCAATTACGTATAATACAAAGTCCTGAGAAAGATGCGTTTAGAAATTTAAAAGAAACACTTAATGATCCTAAAACGTATAAACAAATTTTAAAATCTTTGGTTGGTGGTATAGGTATTACAGGAACTGAAGAAGAATTGAGAAATAGATTGGCAGGTAAAAAATGATGCAGTTAATAAGGTATCTACCAATAATTTTTGACCTTTTAAAGAAAGGGAATGATGCAAAAGACATCCTCAGTAATCTTGGTAAATCAAGCACTAAATTAAAAGATCTGAGTTATTTAGCTTTGACGGGTACCAACGCGTCTAAAACTCTTCAACAACTATTTACTGACACAGAGAAAGATAGGGAGAAATATCCAGAGGGAATTTTTCAATCAAAATTTGGTGATTACCTAAATAGCATTGAGTCAAGAAGCAAGAAAGACTACAAAAACGCTGTTAAAAACATAGCTTCAGTGGGATTAGCTGCTTATGGCTTATCAAAATTAGGTAAAAAGTATCCAGTGCCTGATATTCAAGTAGAAGAATATGTTGAGCCTGAAGCACAACAAGCACCTTTAACGCCACAAGCACCTGTAGCGCAACCACTTACACCACCTCAATTACCTGCACCTCCTGAAGTTGTAAGAGCACAACCTGGTGAAATAATTACACCTCCTGTGACTCCTGAGCAAAGAGGACAAATCAAAAGGTTTGAAGCAGCCAAGCGTTTACAACCAGAAATGACCATGGCAGAAGCTAAAGCCCCATCTATAAGCCAGCCCTCAGCAATCAGCATTCAGCCTTCAGCCCCTCAGCCATCAGCAGTAACCCAAGCTCCTGAATCTCAGCCAATCTTGTTTGACACAGAGACCTACAAACGCATGAGAACACCTGGTAACGCAATCAGACAGGTCGTAGAACAAGGGTTTGATCAAAAACAAATTGAAAAGTTCGTGAATTTAAATTTTAGAGACTTTGCGAGTCGGTTTGAGAATGAAACGGGTAAATCAATCAAAACAGAGATCAAGGATTTAATTGCTAATCGTGGTCGTTTGAAAGTACCAGAAAAAAAACCTAAACAACTCTTTACAAGCAAAGAGGATAAACAGTTACAAGACTCTGGACTTAAACCTAAGCTAAAGCCTATGAGAAAAAAACAACAAATGGGCGACTTCATGAAGCAGGTTCAAGAGTCAGCAAGACCAACAGAAAGCCTTACTGCTCCAACCGATAGGCAAGCATTCATGAACTCCATGCTAGAATTGCAAAACCTACTTAGAGGTTCCTAATGGTAGATCTGAAGCCAATACTAGGTAAACTCATAGAGCAACTCCCATCCGTCATCAATGAGTTATCCCCTGAAGAGTTCAAAATAGTACAAGACACGTTAAGTCTTGCACGTGAAAGAGTTTCCGAGGAATTGGTTTCAGAAGAAGATCGCATCCCAAAAGGCGCTGAATTTCTCTACTTATTAGCAGGAGGAGACCCCAAGGCTTTTTCAAAATACGCAAAACAAGTCCCTGACGCAAACATCAATCGCATAGCTGCAAATAGAACAACCCTGGACAATGCTTTAAATAAGCTACAAGGAAGTATTCAGATTTCCAAGGGTGAAGAGGCAGGCATACCACAAGCAGGCCTTCAAAGCTCAACTGTGTACGGTTTTAAATACAGTCCGAAAAACAAAAGATTGTTTGTAAAGTTCCAAGGCGATGGGGTCTATAAATATGACAACGTGCCTAGCGTTATAGCTAGACTATTCATGGATGGTGCTTCTAGGGCAAAAACTCAAGGTTCCAATCGCTATGGAGCTTGGTGGCAAGGAAAAAAACCAAGTCTAGGAGCGGCGTTGAATCAACACATCAAAAACTTAGGTTTTCCTTACCAGAAAATAAGTTGAGTCATAAGTAGCCAAAAGAAAGGATGTTTGGTAGATTTCTATTTAATATTTGAATGGCCTAGAGCATGACTATTAACCCATACCCACAGTTTATCAACCGACAAGGCGGATCGGGGACTAGCAATGTAACTTTTATTCGCGGTTCTGGGGCACCAGTACCAAAAAATAAACAATCAGCTGGAACACTCTATTTTGATACTGTGAACCAACTTTGGTACATCAGTTGTGGCTATTTTCAAGATCCAATCATAGGTGAATTCACACTCTGGCAAGTAATAGGCAACCCAGCATTATCGATCCCTATTCCAATCGCATCAGGAGGAACTGCTAGCACAGCGTTTAACATTAATGGTGCAGTAATATCGGGGAGTACGACGACTTCACCTCTTACGTCTTTGACGATGTCTAACGGTCAACTGTTAATCGGAGCAACGGGTGCCGCTCCTGCATTAGGGACAATTAGCGGAGGCTCGGGTATCAGTGTAGTAAATGGGGCAAACAGCATAACGATTTCCGCATCCACGGCGACAGTTATTTGGAATAACATTAGCGCCTCACAAGCGTTAGCAGCTAATCAGGGGTATTTTGTAGATGCGACAGGTGGTGCTATATCTCTATCATTGCCCGCAACAGCTAGTGTGGGAGATACAATTAGAGTTTATAAAGTAGATAACAGCGTAAACCAAGTTAAAATTACCCAGGGTGCTGGTCAATCTATAGATCTAAGTTCATCCCTTACGACCGTTGGAGTTACTGGTTACATCGAGACAACAGCTAGAGGTGATACAGTAGAGTTGATCTGTCAGACTGCAAACACTGCTTTCAAAGGTGGTTCTATGATCGGTAATTGGACCATAGCTTAAATTTGAGGAAATTATGTCAAACAC